CTAACTTTGTGCTGGTAATGATTGCTCTAGCCATTGTTCTAAATCATTTGTATCGTAAACCTTTACATCTTTCCATTTATTTAAAGATTTCTTTTCAGTAACCCATTTTTCTTTTCCAATCCATCTATGAGGAGTTACAAAAATAAATTTAACTAATCCACGAATGCCTAGATTGCTTAAACTGCCATCCTCAATCGGCTCATGCCATTGTTTGCCGTCCGCAACCTGTAAGATTAAAGCAGAATATCTCCCAACAAGATTACGTCGATCCGCCTCAATAATTGATTGCCAGTTTTTGGTTAAGAACGCCTTAACCTCTTTCTCCCAACTCGTTTCTGTTGTTGCCTCTTCAGATTCTGCGCCTTCAATCACTGTTGGATAGTCCTCCCAGCACTTCTCGATGATTCGCTCAACCGCTGCATTGCCAAGCGCGAAACGTTTATACACTTTATAAAATTGATTAAAATCAATTCTTCGTGGATAACCGAATTCATCCCAAAGTTTTGTCCGTTTTGTATTGCCTGTCATACCAAGCAACTGAGCGACAAATGCCTGTCTTTGCTGATCTACTGTCATAATAAAATCCCTGTTGCCTGCTTAACCTGCATTAGCGGAGTGAGCGCATAACGGAGTGCATCTACATAGTGATTGTTTGCATCCACAATCTGAGGTAGCACATCACCAGTCAGCCTGTCTGTTTTATAACTATAAAGCCTAAACTCGTTTAGCGTCTCTTTGCAGCGAGGATGGATATAAACCTTGTCATACGATTTAATATGCTCTATCCCATCCTCCACACTACCTTGCCATTTTTTAACTCCCTCAATACGAGGGAATCCATGACGTTTTAAATAGCTAATCGATTCAGGTCGAGCAGAGTCCGCTCTTGAAATATATTTCTCAAATTCAGGTATGCAACCTGAGATAAAACCTGCCGTTTCGTCAAGCTCCAGCCTTACTTGTCCTGCCTCATACTCAATATACAAATCACCATCAAATACCCAGCACTTAATTGCAGCGGTAGGGTCGTTAGCAAAACCAAAGTCTAAACCGTGGTACGGACCGTCAAAATCCGGATTCGGCTCAAATTCCAGCTCTTGATACTTATCTCTAAATATCTGTGCTTCCGACTGCTCAAGATACGCACCCTCCCAAATCCAGCGGTAAGTTGCATCGTCTAGGCGTTTTTTATCATTCAGCCTTTCTTGCTCTAGAACATCAGGAAACCATGGATTGTAGGTATAGTTCATTTCAACAATCACCGAGTTGTCAGGTGGGAATTGTCTAAAACGCTTATCCGTTGCGGAATCTCTTTTTTCTGGATTCCACGTCAGCCAGATTTCTGAATTATGTTCACGAACCGTAGGAATTAATTTACTCCAAGCCATTTCACTGACCGATTCAGCTTCATCAACCCAAGCAAATAATATCCTTGCTTTCGATTTGATACTATCTAAGTTATGACGTAGACCAGAAAATATATACGACACTCTGCCACACTTTGTTCTGATGTACTTTTCACATATTTCAAAAAAATCATTTAAAAATGACTCTGCTCTAATTGCCTGTTTAACTTCTTCAAGTGAGGAATCTTCAAGAGAATTCATAAATTCACGACCACGTAAGATAACTCCACTATCGCCAGCCATTGCTCTTTTGTACGCAATTACTGCTGTCATTTTCGCGAACGTTCTTGTCTTCGCTGAACCGCGTCCACCATAAGATCCACAATAACGATAATTACCACTAAAAACTGGGATGAGTTTAGGTGGTATTTCAATCTGTACTTTCATTGCTATTTACCGATGGTGAAACTAATTCAATAATTGTTGGACGATTAAGTGAACTGTCGGAATTAGTGAGATCAACACGTTCTTTAAACATTCCCAAATGCTTACCCAATAACTCAAGTGCTTTATTTGCTCCCGTTGGCTCAAAAACAAAACAGTCTGTATCAACGCTTTGGACTGTTCCTTCTTGATTATTTTTAACAACAGTTGTTAACCTTAACGGCTTTCTGCCCATACAAATATCACGATATTCTTCAAAGTCACGAATGACCTTATCAACTGTTAAATTATGCCGTTCCTGATGAAGTTTCTTTAATTCCTCAACCCTTAGGGTAATCTTAGGGTTCTTCGGATTATTTAATAATTTAATCGCTTCAACATTAACTGCCTCATTACTCATCTTCGAACAATCATAAGCCTGTCGGTAAGCTTCACTTGCATTACCAAGCTCAATATAAAGCTGACAGAATTTTTCTTGTTTAGGTGTTAAACCGCGCCCCTTAGACGTGGATTTAACCTCGTCTTTTTTTGGCATAGGTAAATCCTTTTTTAAATACTTGCTTTGTGTATATATGCGTAATAATACTTGGTTAAGGCAGTAGCTCTCTCATCTCGCAGTGCAACAATGATTAGAAAAATGGAAAATAATTAGATTTTTCTAAAAAAACATTGACAATATAAGACATATATCTTATTATCTAATCATCGAAAGATACTTGTTCTTTAAAAAGGAGATTAAATGAATCAGATTAACTGGACTAAGAAAGCAATGAAGCAACTGCTTTCAATAGACCAAAGATATGTAAAGCCAATTAGAGAAAAAGTGAACGCGTTAAACGCCTTTCCCGATGTCAAGTTAGATTTAAAAAAGATGTCAGGTAAAGATAACCAGTATAGATTAAGGGTCGGTGATTACAGAGTTTTGTTTGAAGTAATCGACGGTGAACCAAGAATAATCAATATACAAACAGTTAAACGCAGAACATCAACAACCTATTAATAAAGTGGGGAGAAATTCCCACTAAAGGAGATCTCATGAAACTACAATACATCAACGATACAAATGGCAAACCACAATTTGTAGTCTTGCCAATCGAAGAGTTTAAACGCTTGACTGCACTTGATGATGATTTAATTTTTCAAGATGTACCCTATCAATCAGATCATACAGATAATGAAACAGTGCCAAACGAAGTTATTAATATTATGTTTGATCAAGACTTAAGTTTATTAGCTGCGTGGCGTATATATCGTGGATTATCACAATATGATGTAGCAGTTAAAACTGGGTTAACTCAATCATCAATTTCTCAAGCAGAGAAAAAAGGATCTAAACCACAACAAAAAACTTGTGAACGTTTAGCTGCAATTTATAACTGTAAACCAGAACAGCTTATTCTATAAAAGAAAAGGGGAAGCCCCCCTTTTCACTTATTTAAATCTTCTTTCTGCCACTCTCGAATCTTGTCGATTCGGTTTAAGCAAACATCTCTTTCGCGTTTGGGTATCACTGCGTACTTTGAAACGTCACCGTAAGTATTACCGTTAAAACCTGTTTTATCTAAGTGAGCCAGAAGTGCCGCTGGAATACTTGGGTACACTTGCGCTACGGGTTTACTTGCGCAAGAAGTCAACAATAGAACGAGGAGCGCGAGCATTAAAAGCGTCAGTGCTCTTTTTATCATGTGAAATAGAATTGATTGCATCATCTGATTTACTCCTAGACTCACTCTCAAGTCTGCTTATTTCGAGTGTGAGTTGTCTGTTTATTTCTTCTTGCTGTTTGAGCTTTTTGATACTTTCGCCCTGCAGTGAAATGGTTTGGGCTTGAATGGTGTTTTTGGCTTTTAAGTTAGAAATAGATTGAAACTGGAACCACAACGCGACACACAAGCCCAAAATTACGACGATCAAGATTTGTGTAAGTCGGCTAAACATAGCTCACGTTCCTTTTGTCTGCGGATTTCAAGTCCACGTGATACTTTACCGTGGGCGTATTTCCAGCGTGGAAATTGATCGCACATTGCTTGAATATCGCCATTTTTTGCGTGTTTAAATAGCGTAGAATATTTCAGCTTAGAACATCCGACATTAAATGTAATTGATACCGCTGCCTCAAATGTACTTTGCGGTAAGTTCTTTCCACTTGCCCAGTTATTAACGCATTTTTCAGCCACTTTGATGTCATTTACCCAGCGCTTCGCTATTTCTTCGTCTGAATATTTTTTACGTTCAATAGGTAGTCCGCTTAATTCCGTTGAACCAATACCAACTGTTAAAACGTCAGCAGGACATCTATAACGTTCACGTGCGCAACCTTCGGCATTACCGATGATTTCTAATCCACGCTCACCGGTGCGAATCTCAGTTGAGTGATTGGATATGACAACAGCGATAATCATTGCAACAGAACAAGCCGTTATCTTCTTAGCATGTTTCATTCTATATCAAGCCCTTTTCTCAATCGTTGCACATGTAGCCGGTGAAGTTCTTCTTTTCGTTCTTCGTCACGAATTCTAATTTTTCTTTCTTCTTCTCTCGTTTTGAGTTTTCGGGCTTCTTCTCTAATTCGCACTCTTCTCTCATGAAATTTTGAGGATAAGTTAACGAGAGCGGTAACAATACCGATCGCAAGACTAACCATCATCAAGTTTTGTTGATCGCCTAGCCAAGCAAGTAAGCCACTAAATCCCGACCAGATATATGATTGCATCCCAGCATCTTTCATTTTCATAATCTCTACCCCCTTGCTTTTGGGGCAATAAAAAAGCCCAGTCCGTTAAGACTAGGCTTGTGAGTTTGGCAAGGGTGACTGGACTAGAACCAATGACATGCGATTTTGGAGACCGTTGCTCTACCAGTTGAGCTACACCCTTAAATAAAAACCCCAACCGTTTCCAGTCGAGGTTATAAAATCTCATTTAGTGAACCTCATTTAAACAAAGCCCACTATGTATTGAAATGATATATAGGTTTATACTTTTTGTCAATACTTGATTTTCACGTTGACGGCACGTTCGCTACCAGCTTGAAGAATTACAAAGCCAGTTACAAGAAGTTCGTGAATTATCGCTTTTGCTAATTTTAGCTCTTTCTCTACGTTCCGTTTAAATGTTTTTAGACTTGGCACTCTGATTTTTGATTTACCCGGACTGGCTTTCATTGGAATTGGTTCGCTATTCTTTCTCAACGTTACAGCTATTTTGTTAATAGTGCATTTGTTCACGTAATAAGAAAAGACAATGAACCGCATCGCTGGATCATGCTTCATAAAGAACTGGTCAACAATTTGACTGATCATCATCCCAACATCATCATCACAAATTGGCTCGCTAGGTTCGCTTGGTGTAACACTTTGCATTAATCTACCAATGATATTAAATTGTGTTTTATCAAACCTTTCTGTTCTAATCCAATTCCCCCACATATCCATCCATTTATCAACAAAATACTCTTGCTCTTCTGTGTGTGTTAAATCGCTAAATCTTTTCGTCATTCTATGCCTCTGATTTTTATTATCGCCATTCCTTTTTTGACTACACCCATTTCCTCAATCGAGTATTTTCTAATGATTTTCCGATTGTCGTCTTTGATAAGCACCGCGCCAACTAAGCTATCAAAAATACCCTTTGGTAGATTGTCTAGATCTCGATCTCGGTTATCAGGGAAGTAAATTTGCATTTTTATTTCTACCGCACCATCAAATGGATCAAACTGCTTACAAACTTCAGTGGCGATTCTTTTAAACTCTCGCCCAGCTTTTGAGATGTAATGTCTTCTGCTGCGCGTATGTTTCCAGTAGTGGCTAACGCTTGGCGGGTAAGGCAATGCAATTTCAAGCCAATCACTCATAACTTACCCTCCTTGCGTAAAACATCCTGCGTACGCATAACACCTTCTGCGTGAGCTAATCGGACATAATCCATTTCTAATTTGCGAGTACGACGATCACATTCATCATGACAACTACTACAGCACCATGCACCGAATAAATCATCAGGTTTCATTCCTACACCGCTTAAACCTGCCATGCGGTAATGCGCTAATACCACCGTTTCGGAATTCCCGTTGCAAATGCCAGGTAAACGCACTTGGCACTCTCGATGCTTAGCTTCTTTACGCAGATTTGCCATTACACTTCCCATCCTTCCATTTCTTAACTTCTAATTGTTTATTTTTTTGCACAATAAATTTATTGAGCAAACTTAGTAAAAAAACGCATACAAGCGGTCTAAAATTTGCGGGTCATCGCAACCCTTGAAAATATGCTTCATCGCCGCATTGATTAGCGAGTTATAGCAACGCTCGAATTCCGCTTGTGCCATATTTCCGTAAGCAAGGCTTTTCGGCTCAATTCGCACATCGCCTTTGATTGTGTATGTTTTATCAAAGTAGCCGGCAAGCACTGTGAGATTTTTTCTGAATGTGTCAAACTGCGCTTGTTCGTCCTGAAATTGCCACTCTGTTTTATCTGCCGACCAGTGCTCGAAACAGAACTTGAAAAATGCAAACACTTTGCGATGAAAGGCTGGATTTCTAGCTTGTTTGATTTCAATTTGGTATTGCTCGCCAGTTTTGAATTTTGCTAACGCCTCAGCCTGTTCATCATTTAGCGGGACTAAAACTCCGCCCGCCATTTTCAGCATCTCAAGCTGCATATTCGCCAACCTTTTTTACAAAATCCAAACCTACTGTACGAGTTACAAAATCCTGCATTGTTGGATCGAACACCGCCACCATCGAGCCTTTGTTATTGCCTTTCACTTCTTCGCCCGTAATAGGATTCACAAAATGAATTCGTCCGGAGTGGAATTTACCTTTCTCATCTCGGTATCCGATAATATCGATTACCTCATTAGCGTTATCACGAATAACCTCATACCATTCTGTGCTTTTATCTGCTGGCAATAACATCACAACCAAATGTCCTGCTTGCTTTAGTTCTACCGCACGTTTTACGAACGGAAGTGGTTCGCTATATGGCGGATTTACGAAGATTCGGAGTAACTCGCCTTGTTCTGCAACCATATCAAGCAATCGGTCGAATAAGTCATCACTTAAAAAGTCTTCGGCTATTTGACCGCTTAAGGTGTCATCGTCCAAACCTTCTGTTGCTGGCCCTATCCAATATGAGCGCAACGCATTATTCCCGCTGCTGCACCCATCTATGTGAAACCAATAAAATCTTTGCTCAAGCCAACGGAAAAGCCATTTAGGCGTTTGCCACGTGTTTTTTGTCGAATTGTTCAGTTTGCATTTCTCGTCCCGTATTGTTTTGCTGCTCGCGGTTCAGGTTTCTTTTGGTGACTTTCCCAAGCTATTGCTTGGTCGCACTCAACAAACTGACCGTTTTTAAATTCAACATAAACCGTTCCACTCTCGCCGAAGCGATTCTTTGTTAGTATCCATTCTGTGTACTTGTGCGGCTTGTTTGTGTCTTTGTCTCGCTGATTGTGAACCATAATGATTTGGCTTGCGTCTTGCTCAAGACTGCCTGAATCTCTCAAATCAGCGTTAGTCGGACGGCTCCCGTCGGCATTGCGATTTAGCTGTGCTAGTAGAAAAACCGGTGAATGATTGTCTTTGCAGAATGTTTTCAGTTTCTCCATTGATTCACCAATCTGATATGTTCGATTGATTCTGCCGTCTAACGCACCGTGTCGAACCAATCCGATATAATCAATCACGATCGCATTAGGCTTGCCGTATTCTTGGATATGTTCTTCCGCAATCGCAATAATCTGATCCATGGTCAAACCGCCTTTGTCCACGATAAATAATTTCTTATCTTGAAGGCGAGTCATGCCGTGACCTAATAAAGCGAAATCTTCATCACTCATTCTTTCTGGGTTGCGAATTTTTGAAGAATTCAGACCGCTTGCACTTGCAACAAGACGATCCATAATTTGCTCCTTGCTCATCTCAAGTGAGAAAAACAACACGCTGCCGCCATTCTCAATAATGTTTTTGGTAAACGTGATAGCGGTTTCGGTTTTACCGTTACCGGCACGACCGGCAATAATGCAAATATCCGTCTCATTAATACCTTGCAATTTATCATCCAAGGCTTGAACACCTGTGAATAACAACCTGTCTTTAAACGTTGGTTTAGTGCGCTCTTGAAGTAATTCAGCGTATCCATCAATCAAGGTTTCCATCTCAATTGGCTTCACCTTCCCGCCTCGACTTAATAATCGGCTAATCAAACTCAAACCCTTTGATGCAATCTCATCCAGTTTCTCATCTCGAGAACTGTTTAACTCCGTGGCGATATCTAAGAAAATTCGCTGCGATTCTCTGCGTTGGTAGTATTGGCGGACTTTCTCAGCGTAGGCACTCAGATTTGCTACTCCGTAAGTTTTTTTAGAAATTTCCGCCAAAATTGCAAAATCTTGTCCGTAGTTAGAACTGAGTAACAAAATATCAATCATGCCGTCTTTCAATGCTTGGCGCTGAATCGCTGAATAAATTTGCCCAAGCTGGAAAGTTGAAAACATTTCCGGCGTTAGCCAGCTTGTCACATCTCTTGCGGCGGAATTTAATCCGGATTTCAGTAAGCAACCGATTAGAGAATGTTCCACCTCATAGGTTGTGTTTTTCAGCGCTGCGGTCATAGTGCATCCTCCACCGTTTCAGCAAAGACTTTTGGTCTCATCACATAATCAAAGTTGGCAATCCATTTGCGATCGTTGTTTCCCAAGTGGAACGAATTAGGTTTTGCAGAAATCTGCCTCCAAAAATCCTCAAAGTAATCTTGAAAAGCTTTTGGCGTATAGCTCCCGAATTGCTGATGAAGTTCTTTTGCCAAACGATGAATTTGGCGTTTACGTTGATCGCTCATCACCTTAAGTTTTGCAATGGGCGTATCTGCAAACACATCATTCCAAGCCTGCATTACGCCGTCATATTCCACTGGTTCAGATTTTGATTTTTTATCAGTAACGGAACTTTCCACCTGAGCCACTGGAGAATCCCCTTGGGGGATAATAGGGGGTATATTATTTATATCTTTTGTAATAGTTTCTTTTGTGTTCCCTACTTTTTCGGGATACCCTATCCCTATTATTTCGGGAACTCCCTACTTTTTCGGGATTCACCATTTCCCAATCAAAAACAGATAAATTCACACCTGTTTTTTTGCCATATTCAAACAAAATTCGCTCTCTAATTAACTCTTTTCGGGCGGCTGAAAGTTGATTGATATGATATTTCGTAGGCTTAATATCCATCATTTCACATACCTGAGAATGAGTGAACCAATCGCTTTCTTTTCGCCATGAGAGCGTTTTTAGAATCGTGGCCAGCAAGTAAGAGCCTTTCCAGCCTAGAATCTTTGAGCGAAGAATTACTTTTAACAATTCGTTTGGAATTGCCGTATAACCATCATCAACACTCACTTTCTTAGCCTCTTGGGTTTGGTGTAGTTTTAAAATCGGTTTATTTTCTTGCTGGCTCTGTGGTAATGCCATTTTTAGATTCCTCATAAAATTGTTGTGAACGCTCTTCAATTTCCGCCACAGTTACACCGCTTTCGATTAAGTTTTTTAACTGCTTGCGATATGAAAACACTTGCCAAAGCGAGGACTTTCCACTAGAATTAACTCCAGTATTTTTTAGATTCATTCGTGAATACCTCTTTGAAAAGCCAACAACATAAAAATAGCTAGATGAACTAAATAAAAAGGGGCTGTAGTAGATTAGCAAGAATGCTATACTACAAAAATGAAGATAACCCATTGTAAATTAAAGAAATCTATACAAAGAAGATTGCTTGAATTTTTTGTTGCAGAAGTGACAGCCAGAACAGCTGCAGATTTATTAGGCATTCAAGCCAATACAGCTGCTCTGTTTTACCATAAAATCCGTCAAGTCATTGACTACCATTTATCCCTTGAAGCCGATGAGATTTTTGAGGGTAAAATTGAGTTAGATGAAAGCTATTTTGGTGGTCATCGCAAAGGAAAACGTGGTCGTGGAGCAGCAGGAAAAGTCGCTGTATTTGGCTTGTTAAAACGACAGGGAAAGGTCTTTACCGTTGTGGTTGAAAATACCAAGACTGAAACGTTACTCCCTGTTATTAAAAGGAAAATTAAGCCTGATAGTTGGGTTTATACCGATACTTATCGCAGTTATGATGCCCTTGATGTGAGTGAATTTCACCACGAGCGAATTAACCATTCCGAGATATTTGCCGAGCGAGAAAATCACATTAATGGGATTGAAAGTTTTTGGAGCCAAGCCAAGCGAGTGCTTCGAAAATATAATGGAATAAACCGAAAAAGCTTTCCTTTATTCTTGAAGGAATGTGAATTTCGGTTTAACGTTGGGACACCTAAAATGCAGCTTAAAACCTTGCGAAAATGGTGTGAAGTTTAGGGCTAATCTACTACAGCCCCAATAAAAATTATCACTGTGATAAAATGTGATTACCCGTTTTAAAAATCTTTTAATAGGAACTGTCATGTCGTTCTCTCTTGTTCGTGATTAGTTATCACTCAAAGATCTCAATATCTCATCCACTGAAACCTCTCCTTTTGTCGCATCAGAAATTGGCTTTAAATACTTAGTTTTAATGCCAAGTCCTTTCAGCCAATTACCGACTGTCATAACGCTAACTCCACAAGCTGTTGCTAACTTTTCTCTACTGCCACAAAGAATAATTGCTTTATCAATAACCTTATTCATAACCTCTTCCTTAAAAAACAAGCGCAATAATAAATCAACCTTTACTGTTGGTAAAGTTTTCTTTTATTGATTTAATTAAAGTTCTCTTTAATAATGTAAAAAATAAATAGGAGGGTTATATGAGTACGTTAGGTGAGCGAATTGAGAGAGCTATGGAAAGCAAAGGATTAAAACGAAAAGACCTTGCAGAAGCTCTAAATATTTCAAAAATGGCTGTAGGAGATCTTATTAATAATAAAACGAAGAAACCTCGTTACCTTGTTGAAATTGCTGATGTCTTAGGTGTCGATGTGAAATGGTTACAGACAGGAGAAGGTGATATATCCAAGCATAATTTAACACTTACTGAAGAATCTGATGAGATTGTGTTCAATATGCTTAATGTTCAAGCCAGTGCGAGTTTTGGAGTTAATGGTGACATTGTTCAAATAGTGCGTCAAATTAAGTATAACGCTACACAATATTACGATTTCTATCGGGGCATGAATCCGGATAATGTTGAGATCATTAGTGTAAAAGGTGACTCCATGGCGCCAACCTTTTGTCACGGAGATTTATTATTCGTTGATATCACAATTCAAGAATATGATGGGGATGGAATCTATGTATTTACCTACGACAATTATATCTTTGTGAAACGAATTCAGAAAACAGGTAATACCTTTACTGTTCTATCAGATAATAAGCGTTATAAAGACTGGGAAATTAAAAGTGAATACCACATCCACGGCAAAGTCAAAGTCCACCAGAGCCAGCAGCTGAATTTTATTGGATAAGCGGTTGAGCATAGGAGCTATTTGTAAATAGTCCAAAATTTTTAATAAATAAAAAGGAGATAAATCATGCAACAAAAAATTCAACAAGCGCAAGATAACTACGGGCGATTGCTAGAGCTACAACAAAAGCTGCAAGAAAGCTTAAAATATTGGCAAGAAGCGGCAAATTTAACACAAGAACTCCGTGAGTTTTATCACAACCCTACATGGTCAAAACTCCACGATAATGCCGAACAATACATCATCGACACTAAAAATAACTACAGTGTACTGTCTGAAGATGCTGTTTGGAATGCGTTAGCAGAACAACTATGGATGACTGAAGAGCTAGCAGAGATTATCAAGCCAATATTAGACTGAGATTAAAATCGAAAGCTAATTTTTATTGGCTAGAACATCGTATTTATCGTAGAAAAAGATAAGTCTATAATTAAATTTTAGGGTAAAAATAAATAAAAACTTTTGCTATATGTTATTCCTTGAAAAGAAACTTTATGGCAAAATATACTAAACTGTAAATTGATCTTTGACAGCCTGTGTAAATAACTAGTTACATAGGCTATTTTTGTACCTTAAACTGTTTATTTAAGGAGGTTTGTATGGCTTATTCAGCAATGCAAATTGCAAATGCCTTTATCCGTAAGGCTCAAGAAATGCCTAATGAGTTACCAAATTTGACTCCAATGAAGTTGCAAAAATTAATGTTTTTTGCTCAATCTTGGTATATCAAGAAATTAAGAGCCCGCTTAATTGATGATAATTTTATGCGTTGGCCATATGGTCCTGTCATTCCGTCTATTTACTATGAATTTAAGGATAATGGCGGTGGAAATATCGAAGTGCCTGCAAAAAATATTTTTGGGACACCATTTGATAGTCAGCTAGAGGCGAGAGATGAGTATTTTCTAGATGAAATCATTCATGTTTATGGTGGATTTGATGGCTGGACGCTGTCAGATATGACACACCAAGAAGGAACGGCATGGAGAAAACGACCTGTCGGGACTGTTATGACTGATCAGGAGTTGTTTGATGGAAAGGTTTAAGATTGAAACTACACTTCATGCTCAAAATGCTTTAAAACAGCAAGCTAAAAGCAAAGAAGAAATAGATATTGAACCTAGAAAGACAAAGAAGAATCATACAGCTAAAGCAGAACTTGAACGAGAAAAAGTAATAGCCCTTCAAGAGCAAAACTTTAAAAGCAAAGATGATCGAAGAATGCGTAGAGAGTACGCAAATAAGGCTTATGAATTTGCTAAATATACTATTGCTTTTTGGATGTTTTTATTCTTAGCTTACTTTCTCAGCCCTGCAAATAACAAACCTCTAAATGATACTGCTCTAGGCATTTTTACGACTGTTTGTACAATTAATATCCTTGCAGCATTTATTTCTATTGTAAAAGGATTGTTCCCTTCTTCGAAATAAACCGCCCCTCATGGCGGTTTTCTTTTATCTTTCCGACATCAATGTCGCCGTGTTAATCCCCGCTTCTTCTAAACTTAATGCCAAATTTAATCACATTTCCCTATTTTTACCCCTCAATTGATTAAAAAATAAGCAATCAAACAACTTTTCTAAAATTATTTTTCTTTGAATATCAATAAATTATAAATTTTTCCTTACTTAAATTCTTATCCATATAAAGATTTTCTTAAATTTATCTTTACTTAATATAAAGTTTTTTTATTGTGCACCCATACAAACAAACACGGAGAAAACAACATGACAAACTTCAACAACGCACAAGAGCTAAAGCAGTTCATTATCAACGAAGTATTACAAGATTACGCCGACAGAGCAGGCAAAACCTTAGCAGAAGCAAGAAAATTATTTGAAAGCGTAGATTGGGTAAAAAAGAAGTAA